CAGCTGATATGGATGTTACAAGAGCAACAGCAGCTACAAGAGTAGATGAAGCAGGATTAGTAAATTATGCTGAGATTATAGGTGGGGAAGAAATTACTAATGGAAATTTTGCTACTGATAGTGATTGGACAAAAGGAACAGGCACAACAATATCAGGAGGTTTAGCAAATTTAGATGGTAGTGCAGGAGCATTTGTTTCAGCATTATATCAAGATATTCCATTAATTAGTGGCAAAACATATAGAATAACTTTTAATATTTCTAATTTTGTAAGTGGTAGTTTAAGAATTAGATTTGACCAATCTTTTACTGCTATTGGAAATATGACGCAAGATGGGTTTTATGAATTTACAAAGGTTGCTGCAAGTAATGATGATAGAATAAACTTTGTTACTAATGCAATAAATACTATATGCTCAATAGATAATGTATCAGTAAAAGAACAATCAAGAGATAACGTACCTCGTATAGACTACTCAGGAGGAGGTTGTCCACATATATTAGCAGAGCCACAGAGAACAAACTTAGTTACTTATTCTTCAGACTTTACAGATAGTAGTTGGAATTTAGATGGTTTAAATGTAAATTTAACAAGAACTTCAAACGCAACAACATCTCCAAGTGGAGAAGAAAATGCAACTAAACTAATAGGTAACAATATAAGTAAAGACCCTAACAACTCTTATATAGGAGTGAATACAAGTGCTGCTGCTCCATACACTACAAGTATCTTTGCTAAAAAAGGTGAATATGATTATTTAGTATCAGGAATTGGAAGTTACGCAGGTGGGTATTACGCTATATTCAATTTATCTAATGGAACTGTTAGCACATCACCTACAGCTTCAGGAACTACTGCAAGTATAGAAGATTTTGGCAATGGTTGGTATAGATGTTTAGTAAATACTACTAATACAGGTGGTAGTGAAATTCTATTCTTATCTACATCAGTAGATGGTACTCTTACAACAAATTATACTAATACAACAAATGGTATTTTTGTTTACGGAGGACAAGTAGAGAATGGCTCTTACGCAACATCATACATACCAACTTCAGGAAGTACAGTAACAAGAAACCAAGACCAATTCACAAGAGATGGTATAGGTAGTTTGATTAATAGTACAGAGGGGGTTTTGTTTGCTGAGATATCTGCATTTTCTAATGATGGTACTAATAGAACAATAGCGTTATCAGATGGCACAGGAAATAATTTAGTTAGATTTTATTTTAGTAATTCAAGTAACAGAATAGTTGCTCAAGTTAAAGTAGGTGGTTCTACTCAAGTTACTTTTGATATAACAGGAATTACAGTTACAGATTTTAATAAAGTTGCTTTAAAGTACAAAGAAAATGATTTTTCTATATGGATTAATGGAATAGAAAGAGGAATTGATACTAGTGGAAGCGTTCCAACAGGTTTGAATAGATTGGCTTTAGATAATGGTGCTAGTGGAGAATTATTATTCGGAAAAGTAAAACAACTACAAGTCTACAAGACAGCTTTAACAGATGCTCAATTAACTTCTTTGACTTCATAATATGAATATATACAAATTACAATACACAGACAAAGCAGAAGGAGATGCTGATTTACTTGCTAAAGGTACTTATGAAGTAGTAACTGAAGAAGGAGTTACTCAAGATGTTTATACTAATGGAACTCAGGCTATAGTCTATATAGGTCAGATAGTAGAGATTCCAGGAACATACGACCCTGATGGAAAAGAGATAACTCCTCCTGTATATTACCCTGGAGTATTTTATGACCTAATGACTACAGAAGAAATTGACTTTGGAATAAACGAGTTATTTCCTGTAGATTGTGTACATTCGTTCTTGGGTTATGAAAAGAACGCAGAAGGTACAGATGTAGACCCTGATGAATTAATAATAGAATAAAATGGATAAGATAATTTCAGTAGATTTAAGCACTTCAACAGCTCCTCTAGTACAAGAGGTTAGAGGAAAGGATTATATTGAGTACGGCGACGCTAATGGCGAATGGAGAAACCTATACCCTCAGTTTCTTATTGACCTTTACTATTCAAGTTCAATAACGGCTGCGATTGTCAATGCTACTGCTGAAATGATTAGTGGAGAAGACTTAGTTATTTCTGATGAAGATGATAGAGATGTTGAAGCTAGGATTAAGCTTCAAAACTTTATGAATAACGCTAACTCAAATGAAACTTTACACGAGGTCTTAAAAAAGGTAGCATTTGACTTTAAACTACAAGGAGCATTTGCTCTTAATATTGTATGGTCAAAAGACAGAACTCAGATAGCTGAAATCTATCACATTCCGTGCGAAAAAATTAGATGCGAGCGTCCTGACGAATTTGGTAAGACTAGAGCTTACTACGTTTCTGGAGATTGGGCAAACACAAGAACTAACAAGCCTTATAGAGTTCCTGCTTTTAATGTAAACGACAGAACTTCTCCTAATCAAATTCTTTATACAGGGCTTTACAGTCCTAATATGAATAGCTATTATACTGCTGATTACATCTCTTGTAATAACTGGGCGTTAATTGATTCTAAAGTTTCAGAGTTTCATCTTAATAATATATCTAACGGATTCACAGGCTCGTTTATGATTAGTTTCGCAAATGGAATTCCTACATCTGAGGAGAGAAATCAGATAGAAAGAAGCTTAGAATCTAAATTTACATCAGAAAAAAATGCAGGAAAATTCGTTTTGACTTTCTCAGATGACAAGACTAGAGTTCCTGAAATAACTTCAATTAGTCCTTCAGATTTAGACAAACAATATATAGCACTACAAGAACTACTAACTAGCAACATCCTAGCAGGTCATAGGGTAACCTCTAAGACACTAATGGGATTAGATAGTGCTAATGGGTTCTCAAGTAATGCAGACGAGCTTTTAAACGCTTCTAATTTTTACTTAAATACTGTTGTAATGCCATTTCAAGGGCAAATTTTAAAAGTATTACACAAGATATTCCAAGTAAACAATATGGATATGCCTGTTCAGTTTGTACAGCTTAAACCAATTACTATTCAATTTGACTCTAAGACTATTAGAGAAGTAATGACGCAAGATGAAATTAGAGAAGAAATAGGATTACCACCTTTAAATGAAGAAGAATCTGTTGAAATAAAAGAGGAGTTTGCAAAAGTAGGAATGATTGACGGAAAGCCTGTTTTTGATACCATAGAAGAAGCCTTAGCAAGTGCAAAGACTTTAGGGTGTGAAGGTTACCACGAACACGAATACGAAGGTAAGACAGTCTATATGGCGTGTGAAGGTCACACAGAAGCTACAGAGCTTTCTAAGTTCATAGAGGAGTTCGGAGAAGATATGTCTGAAGAATGGGAATTAGTAGAAGAAGAAGTAGTAGACGGAGAACATCAAGATTTTAATTTTGAGCAAGTATTAAATGAAGTAGCTAATGAAAAATTAGAGTTAGCTTCAACAGGTACAGCTAGACCTAATGCTAGAAGTTCACAAGATGGCACAAATAAGTCAGATAATGAATTTTACAAAGTTAGATATGTTTATACTCAAGATAACTTTTTAAGTCAAACTGGAGGAACAAGAGATTTTTGCAAATTAATGGAATCGTCTAAAAAGATATACCGAAAGGAAGATATTATACAAATGGGAAGTAAAGCAGTAAATCCAGGTTGGGGAGCTAGAGGAGCAGCAACATATAGTATATGGCTTTACAAAGGAGGTGGTAACTGTCATCATTTTTGGCTAAGACAAATCTATAAGACTTCTTTAAGAGGTGCTAAAAGTAATATATCTTCTAAACAACTAATAGGATATACAAAAGCTAAGTCAGAAGGTTTTACAGCTGAAAAGAATGATAACTTAGTAGCAAGACCACCAAAGAGAATGAAAAATAATGGATTTTTAGAACCAAGATAACTATGAGCTACGTACTATTTATATCAGAAGCTAAATTAAAGGACTCAACAGCAATCAATCTTAATGTAGATGTTGAGCTACTACTTCCTTATGTAAGGCAGGCACAGAAGCTATATGTGGAAACTAAGCTAGGTACTGACTTAAATCAAAAGTTAAAAGACTTGATTACAGCAGGAACAGTAAATCTACCTGTAAATGCAGCTTACAAAACTTTATTAGATGACTACGTTGGAGATATGCTGCCAAATTGGGCATTTTATCACGCTATACCTTTTTTAAGATTTAAGATAGAAAATGGCAATATTTACTCTAAGACATCTGAGACAGGTAATGCTTTAAGCACAGACGAAAGTCAGCACCTAAGAGAAGAAGTTTCAAATACAGCTCAATATTATACTGAAAGAATGATAAGTTACCTATGTAATAACAATTCTTTATTTCCTGAATACTCAACAAACACAGGTGCAGATGTAGACCCTGATAGAAATGCTTACTATAACGGAATGAATCTTGAACGACCACAAAATCAAGGAACTAGACTTACCTTACAGAACTTTTTAAGCTCATCTGATTACTCATAATGAAGAAACACTACAAGCCAAAACAAATTAATATAACAAAGCTTAAATCCTACTTGGATAAAAAGCCTAATAATAAAACAAATGCAAGACAGCCTTCAAGTAGGACTAGCAAATAGTACAGCAATAGCATTCAGCCTAACTGAGTGTAATGAGCTTTTAACTTTTTGTTCCTTAATATTAGCCATTACTTTTACGATTTATAAATTTGTTAAATTTGACAAAAAAAAAACTGATTAACTTATTACTCATAAGAGATACATTCTCTGATAAATCCACTATAGGAGAACTTTTCCTAAATGGAGAACGGATGTGTGATACTCTTGAAAATCCTTGGTTAGATAATCAACAAACTATAAGTTGTATTCCTGCGGGTATTTATGATGTAAGACTTAGATTAGCTAGAGAATCAGCTTCAAGAGATTACTTACACTTATTAGTCAAAGATGTACCAAATAGAAAATACATTCTATTTCACAGGGGTAATTTCCCTAAAGATACAAGCGGTTGTATTCTAGTAGGACTAGGAACTCAACAAGACGTTGTTCAAAACTCTGTATTAGCTATGGACTTGTTAATCAAAGAAATACTTAATTTAGGCGGAGAAAATATAAATTTAATAATTAAAAATAAATAATATGAAAAAGTTTTTCCAAAAGTACCTAATCGGTCAGATGTTAAAGTCTAAGAAGTTTTGGTACGCAATCAGTTCTGTAGTAGTTCCTGCTATAGTAACTTACTTAGGAGTAGACCAATCTACTGCAACAGAATTATATCACGCAATTTTAGTTCTTATTGTTGGACAGGGAATAGCAGACGTTGCTAAGAAATAATAGATACAGATTAAAGCCACACGAAATAGTGGCATTAGAAAAAATGAGGGAAACCGAAGCTAGGAATGTCCTAGTTATCGGCGACCTTCACGAACCATTTTGTCTTGACACCTATCTTGATTGGTGTATTGAGCAGTATGATACCTTTAATTGCACAGAGGTAGTCTTCATAGGCGACGTAATAGACAATCATTATAGTTCATACCACGAAACATCTGCTGATGGTATGGGTGGCTTA